GACTGTTTCTTTTGTTAGAGGATAAATATATATATAATTATAATTCTTAATTTTTTAAATCTTTTAAATCTTTTATAAATATTCTAAAATAAAATTTCTCTTTTATATAAGGTGTAGGGTCTATGAACTTTTTTTCAAGATATACACTACCCCCTACACTCTTATTTAAGTGTATATTATATATATTTAAGGGTAATATATTTTAAGAGTGTAGCTTGTGTATATTGTGTAGCTTATTTTTAAAATTTCTGGAAAAAAAATTCTAAAAAAAAATTCTAGATTTTGAAAAAGTTAAAATCCCCCTACACAATATACACCATATACACTCCGCGCCCAAAAAATCAAAAACCTCGGTGACGCTTTATTTTGAAAGCTACACTACCACCCTACACCTTTATAAAAGAAAATTTTTGTTTGAGAAAAAACTAAAGAAAATCTTAAAAATTTAAATAAATTTTAAAAAAAAGGTTTACATATCAATCTCGACAGGTTCTTCTGTAACTTTATAATTAAAGAACTCACAATAAGATTTAATATTAAATATATATACAATACCTTTATTAGTACGATTAAAATTTAGAAATTTATATTTTTTAATAGATATACCAAACATATGACCAGTCATTAAAAATTTCAGTTTCATTCTTTCACAATATTTAATAAATAGATCATATAAATCATTACCAGATACTTTTAATTCTTCCTCTTTAAGATAATTAGTATTTTTATTATATAACTCATATAGATTATCATTTAGAAATTCTTCTAAGATAGGTTTTTTAATAATTTTTACAGTTGCTTCGCCATTTACATATTTTTCAAAATTATAATTATTAATATCAACATTAATCATATAATCATAAAAGCATCTTAATATTTCATAGTCAGGTTCTATATCTCTACTTCCAATGATAGCATATAAAGAATTAAAAAATTGTTCTTTCTGATCTATAGAACCCCAATTACAACAGTCAGTATCATACATTTTAAAACGTCTATTACTATCAGAAACTTCGATAGGAACTTCATTATTACTAGCTCCCATATAATTTTCATAGCTATCATATTCAAAAGGATTAATACCTTTAGGTTCTAGGGACATAGTATCACTAGTAATAGCTGTGAGCATTAGTCCTTTATATTTATTAGATTCGGCAGGGCATACTTCATCTAATAAAATTAAAAGCTTATCTTTACGCCCGCAAGCGTGTTTCCCGAAAATATTATTTTCTAAGGATGGTGTTTGATAACAGTATTTATCACCTATAATAACCCTTAATAATAAATATAAAGATGTTTTACCTTGTCCTTGTTTCCCAGTAAAAACAGGCATTACACCAGTTTTAACCCAGGGTTTAGATAACAAAGATGCTATATAATTAGTAATAAATGTAATGTCTTCTACATTATTATTACAAAGTTTATATATGTAATCAAATAAAACCTTACATTTTATTTTACGTTCTTCTTGAGTTTTTGGTAAATTATTAAATTCATATTTATTAATTTCAAATCCTTCAAAGTTATTTAAAATATTAGATTTATTAAAATTAGGACTATTAGGATTAGGACAAAATACCATTTTATCATATGATTTAATAAACTTATCATCTAACCATACATCAATAAATTTCTTAGGTTTATTATAACCAAATTCAACAACACCTTTATTACGATATGATTTAATTATTTTTTCTTCAGATACTAAAGGTAAATCGCAACTACTAGTTTTGGCTCTTCCATCGTGAAAGCATAATGGAGAATTAATTTTAAATATATTATCATCAACCATTTGTTTTTTATAAAATTGATATAATTTAAAACCATTTGAAACTTCTAAATATTTATTATGTATTTCCATATCTTTGATAACTAATTCAATAGGTATAGGATTTTCAATTTCAAAGTATTCAGTTAATTTTTCACTAAACTTTCTAAGAATAGGAGCTGTTAATTTTTTTTTAGATCTTCTAACGTGACAACCATCATATATATATGCGCCTAGCTCATAGCCTTTAGATTCTAAAGTAAATTTTAATATATCAAAAAGTTTCCTTTCCTCATTTTGAATAATATGACTAAATATAGAACCTCTAATATTAGAATAATCATTACCTTTCTTATTAGTTACATATTCAACAATAGGTTTATAACATTCAAGATTATTAATTTTTTTTATTATAATTTGTAATTCCATATAAAAACAATTAAACCATTCAGGGAGATCATCAATACCAAACTCTACCATTTTTTTATTTAACGATGCTCCAAAGAAAAACATTAAAGTAAATCGTTTAGCTACATCTCTATTCATTACAGGACCTTCTATACGGTCCTCGTTCATATGACCCTCTGGATTATTATCAACTATATATTTTAATAAATCTTCTCGTTCATAAATAAATTTCTTCAACATTATACATTCTTCAATTTTATATTTAAGGCATAAATTATAAATAATAACTGGATGGCAATTTTTAATATCGACATCAACGTAATAACGATTACATAAAAGATTGCGAATAGCACCAAACATATTTGTATAACTATAACCATTAATTGTATTACTATTTTTATAGCGTCCATAACTATCTAAACTATATTCGACTTTAATTTTACCATTAGTTACACAATCTTTAAAAAGAGTTAGATTAGGTAAAACCATATATCTTTTTAAAGCATCTATCCCCTCCTTTTCTGATTCCTTCTTATCCCATTTAATCAATTCGATCGATTGTAATAGATATTCTAAAACAACGGTATCGACAAGTTCGTAAGTAGTAAAAGCAACAGTAGCCATTTTATAAATTAAATAATACTATATATATTTTAATTATATTATATATTTGAGATGTCTTTATATTATTATATTTCTAAAAGAAAATTTTTTTTTGAGAATTACGAAATTTAAAGAATAGTTTAGTTGAATAAAATAGCTTTTTAGGATAGTTGTCTCCTAAGAAATATCTATTTTGAATGATTTAAAAAAAAGAGTATTTATAAAATAATATAAAATTTAAAAGTTTAAAATTTTCGATAGTTTAATTATTAGTATTTATTTCAAGTAATTGTTTTTTCTTATTCTTATAATTAATATAATACTTGTTTTGATATTTAGAGTTATTAATAATTTTTTCAGCATTATCAGGATTACTTAAATATTTCGATTGATATATTTTAAATTTATCTTTATTAGCAGCCCTATAAGCTTTCATATAAGCTCTCATAGCTATTTTATATTCTTCAGAAGTAGAAGGAGTCTTACGTTGAACAGTTTCAGTAGTAGTAGTTTCCATCTTTGATTTTATATAATATTAAAAAGTAATCTTTATATTATTAATATTATAAAAGAAAATTTTTTTTTGATATATAATTAATATAAAGATAAATATCTATATATATAATATATAAGTAAAATTTTAAAATGGATAAATTTATAAGATTATTAGTAGATCAAGATTTGAAAGAGGGAACTATAAAAAATTATATTAGTCAGATAGATAAACTAGTAAAGTTATTTAATAATGATGAAGAATTAAATTTTATAAAGCATCCTGAGGAAACAATAATAAAGGTTGAAGATTCATATAAAAACATAGGTACTATATCTAATAAAATTAGTTTGATATTATCAATAATTAAATTTATGTTTCCAGATGATAAAGAATATAAGAAATATTTTGATAAATATAAAATATATCGTGATAGCTTGAGGGATAAGATTGGAGAGGAATATAAAAAGCAAGAGGCTACACCTAAGCAGCTTGAAAAGAGTATCACATCTGAACAGAATGATACTATTAAATCTAGTTTATTGAAGAAAGTAAAACATTCTATAAAATCGGAGGAAGATATAAGAGGGCTTAGGGATTACATTATATACTTAATGTATGATACATTAAATTCACGTTCAGATTTTATTAAATCAAAATTTATTTTATATAAAAAAAAGAATAAATATGATAATGCTTATAATTATATTGTATTGAATCGTAAGGAAAAGACTATATCATATGTTCAAAATAATTATAAAACAGAAGGAGCGTATAAGCAACAGATATTGCCGATTGATAGTAAATTATTTAAATATTTTATTAAACTTTATAATGCTTATAAAAAATTAAATATAGATTCAGGATATGTATTTTATCAGGATAATTTAAGTAAGCCTATGAATGAGGAAAATGTAAGTAAGCTCTATTCTAGGATAGGTAAGGCTATAATCGATAAGCCTATTAGTATAGCAGTAATGAGAGTACAGAAGGCATCGAATGATTATGAAGCGCACGAGGACTTGAAAACTAAGGCGCGTAATATGGGTCATTCTGAGAGAACACATACTAGTATTTATTCTAAGAAAAATATTAGTAAGATATGAGTAATGAGTTTATGGGAAAATTGGGCGTGTTTTATTTTTGGGTTGAAATTTTATTGAATTGGGCGTTAATTATTTTTTTATGTTTTTATAATTATATTTATTTCTATGAAATTATTTTAGGGAGAATTAGGAATGTTTTAGGGCGTTGAGATGATGGCTGTAGCCATCATATGGCGCCCGAGTCCCCAGGAAACGAGAAAAGGGGCGGAGAATGGAAAGCCGCCTCTTTTATGAGAATTACCGCCCCTTTTATTTGGGCGGTAGAATCCTGTTTTTGGGCGGAATGGGCGCCCCCCCAGGAAATGGCTTTTTTGGGCGTATAAGTAATTTTATAAAATTACTTATACGCCCAAAAAAGCCATTTCCTGGGGGGGCGCCCATTCCGCCCAAAAACAGGATTCTACCGCCCAAATAAAAGGGGCGGTAATTCTCATAAAAGAGGCGGCTTTCCATTCTCCGCCCCTTTTCTCGTTTCCTGGGGACTCGGGCGCCATATGATGGCTACAGCCATCATCTCAACGCCCTAAAACATTCCTAATTCTCCCTAAAATAATTTCATAGAAATAAATATAATTATAAAAACATAAAAAAATAATTAACGCCCAATTCAATAAAATTTCAACCCAAAAATAAAACACGCCCAATTTTCCCATAAACTCATTACTCATATCTTACTAATATTTTTCTTAGAATAAATACTAGTATGTGTTCTCTCAGAATGACCCATATTACGCGCCTTAGTTTTCAAGTCCTCGTGCGCTTCATAATCATTCGATGCCTTCTGTACTCTCATTACTGCTATACTAATAGGCTTATCGATTATAGCCTTACCTATCCTAGAATAGAGCTTACTTACATTTTCCTCATTCATAGGCTTACTTAAATTATCCTGATAAAATACATATCCTGAATCTATATTTAATTTTTTATAAGCATTATAAAGTTTAATAAAATATTTAAATAATTTACTATCAATCGGCAATATCTGTTGCTTATACGCTCCTTCTGTTTTATAATTATTTTGAACATATGATATAGTCTTTTCCTTACGATTCAATACAATATAATTATAAGCATTATCATATTTATTCTTTTTTTTATATAAAATAAATTTTGATTTAATAAAATCTGAACGTGAATTTAATGTATCATACATTAAGTATATAATGTAATCCCTAAGCCCTCTTATATCTTCCTCCGATTTTATAGAATGTTTTACTTTCTTCAATAAACTAGATTTAATAGTATCATTCTGTTCAGATGTGATACTCTTTTCAAGCTGCTTAGGTGTAGCCTCTTGCTTTTTATATTCCTCTCCAATCTTATCCCTCAAGCTATCACGATATATTTTATATTTATCAAAATATTTCTTATATTCTTTATCATCTGGAAACATAAATTTAATTATTGATAATATCAAACTAATTTTATTAGATATAGTACCTATGTTTTTATATGAATCTTCAACCTTTATTATTGTTTCCTCAGGATGCTTTATAAAATTTAATTCTTCATCATTATTAAATAACTTTACTAGTTTATCTATCTGACTAATATAATTTTTTATAGTTCCCTCTTTCAAATCTTGATCTACTAATAATCTTATAAATTTATCCATTTTAAAATTTTACTTATATATTATATATATAGATATTTATCTTTATATTAATTATATATCAAAAAAAAATTTTCTTTTATAATATTAATAATATAAAGATTACTTTTTAATATTATATAAAATCAAAGATGGAAACTACTACTACTGAAACTGTTCAACGTAAGACTCCTTCTACTTCTGAAGAATATAAAATAGCTATGAGAGCTTATATGAAAGCTTATAGGGCTGCTAATAAAGATAAATTTAAAATATATCAATCGAAATATTTAAGTAATCCTGATAATGCTGAAAAAATTATTAATAACTCTAAATATCAAAACAAGTATTATATTAATTATAAGAATAAGAAAAAACAATTACTTGAAATAAATACTAATAATTAAACTATCGAAAATTTTAAACTTTTAAATTTTATATTATTTTATAAATACTCTTTTTTTTAAATCATTCAAAATAGATATTTCTTAGGAGACAACTATCCTAAAAAGCTATTTTATTCAACTAAACTATTCTTTAAATTTCGTAATTCTCAAAAAAAAATTTTCTTTTAGAAATATAATAATATAAAGACATCTCAAATATATAATATAATTAAAATATATATAGTATTATTTAATTTATAAAATGGCTACTGTTGCTTTTACTACTTACGAACTTGTCGATACCGTTGTTTTAGAATATCTATTACAATCGATCGAATTGATTAAATGGGATAAGAAGGAATCAGAAAAGGAGGGGATAGATGCTTTAAAAAGATATATGGTTTTACCTAATCTAACTCTTTTTAAAGATTGTGTAACTAATGGTAAAATTAAAGTCGAATATAGTTTAGATAGTTATGGACGCTATAAAAATAGTAATACAATTAATGGTTATAGTTATACAAATATGTTTGGTGCTATTCGCAATCTTTTATGTAATCGTTATTACGTTGATGTCGATATTAAAAATTGCCATCCAGTTATTATTTATAATTTATGCCTTAAATATAAAATTGAAGAATGTATAATGTTGAAGAAATTTATTTATGAACGAGAAGATTTATTAAAATATATAGTTGATAATAATCCAGAGGGTCATATGAACGAGGACCGTATAGAAGGTCCTGTAATGAATAGAGATGTAGCTAAACGATTTACTTTAATGTTTTTCTTTGGAGCATCGTTAAATAAAAAAATGGTAGAGTTTGGTATTGATGATCTCCCTGAATGGTTTAATTGTTTTTATATGGAATTACAAATTATAATAAAAAAAATTAATAATCTTGAATGTTATAAACCTATTGTTGAATATGTAACTAATAAGAAAGGTAATGATTATTCTAATATTAGAGGTTCTATATTTAGTCATATTATTCAAAATGAGGAAAGGAAACTTTTTGATATATTAAAATTTACTTTAGAATCTAAAGGCTATGAGCTAGGCGCATATATATATGATGGTTGTCACGTTAGAAGATCTAAAAAAAAATTAACAGCTCCTATTCTTAGAAAGTTTAGTGAAAAATTAACTGAATACTTTGAAATTGAAAATCCTATACCTATTGAATTAGTTATCAAAGATATGGAAATACATAATAAATATTTAGAAGTTTCAAATGGTTTTAAATTATATCAATTTTATAAAAAACAAATGGTTGATGATAATATATTTAAAATTAATTCTCCATTATGCTTTCACGATGGAAGAGCCAAAACTAGTAGTTGCGATTTACCTTTAGTATCTGAAGAAAAAATAATTAAATCATATCGTAATAAAGGTGTTGTTGAATTTGGTTATAATAAACCTAAGAAATTTATTGATGTATGGTTAGATGATAAGTTTATTAAATCATATGATAAAATGGTATTTTGTCCTAATCCTAATAGTCCTAATTTTAATAAATCTAATATTTTAAATAACTTTGAAGGATTTGAAATTAATAAATATGAATTTAATAATTTACCAAAAACTCAAGAAGAACGTAAAATAAAATGTAAGGTTTTATTTGATTACATATATAAACTTTGTAATAATAATGTAGAAGACATTACATTTATTACTAATTATATAGCATCTTTGTTATCTAAACCCTGGGTTAAAACTGGTGTAATGCCTGTTTTTACTGGGAAACAAGGACAAGGTAAAACATCTTTATATTTATTATTAAGGGTTATTATAGGTGATAAATACTGTTATCAAACACCATCCTTAGAAAATAATATTTTCGGGAAACACGCTTGCGGGCGTAAAGATAAGCTTTTAATTTTATTAGATGAAGTATGCCCTGCCGAATCTAATAAATATAAAGGACTAATGCTCACAGCTATTACTAGTGATACTATGTCCCTAGAACCTAAAGGTATTAATCCTTTTGAATATGATAGCTATGAAAATTATATGGGAGCTAGTAATAATGAAGTTCCTATCGAAGTTTCTGATAGTAATAGACGTTTTAAAATGTATGATACTGACTGTTGTAATTGGGGTTCTATAGATCAGAAAGAACAATTTTTTAATTCTTTATATGCTATCATTGGAAGTAGAGATATAGAACCTGACTATGAAATATTAAGATGCTTTTATGATTATATGATTAATGTTGATATTAATAATTATAATTTTGAAAAATATGTAAATGGCGAAGCAACTGTAAAAATTATTAAAAAACCTATCTTAGAAGAATTTCTAAATGATAATCTATATGAGTTATATAATAAAAATACTAATTATCTTAAAGAGGAAGAATTAAAAGTATCTGGTAATGATTTATATGATCTATTTATTAAATATTGTGAAAGAATGAAACTGAAATTTTTAATGACTGGTCATATGTTTGGTATATCTATTAAAAAATATAAATTTCTAAATTTTAATCGTACTAATAAAGGTATTGTATATATATTTAATATTAAATCTTATTGTGAGTTCTTTAATTATAAAGTTACAGAAGAACCTGTCGAGATTGATATGTAAACCTTTTTTTTAAAATTTATTTAAATTTTTAAGATTTTCTTTAGTTTTTTCTCAAACAAAAATTTTCTTTTATAAAGGTGTAGGGTGGTAGTGTAGCTTTCAAAATAAAGCGTCACCGAGGTTTTTGATTTTTTGGGCGCGGAGTGTATATGGTGTATATTGTGTAGGGGGATTTTAACTTTTTCAAAATCTAGAATTTTTTTTTAGAATTTTTTTTCCAGAAATTTTAAAAATAAGCTACACAATATACACAAGCTACACTCTTAAAATATATTACCCTTAAATATATATAATATACACTTAAATAAGAGTGTAGGGGGTAGTGTATATCTTGAAAAAAAGTTCATAGACCCTACACCTTATATAAAAGAGAAATTTTATTTTAGAATATTTATAAAAGATTTAAAAGATTTAAAAAATTAAGAATTATAATTATATATATATTTATCCTCTAACAAAAGAAACAGTC